GGAACAGGATGAGTGGGCAGCTAGGGAAGCTGCTAGGCGTTGGATCAGGGGGGAATGATGTGGAGGCTAGCTCTTGATGGTGCCCTAGGATTCGCAGCTATAGCTGCAATCATACTCGTGCTAATGCTCCTATTCCTATGGCTATTTGGAGATCCCCCTGACTAAGCCTTTCAGCCCATTCAGCCGTGCCCAAGAAATACAGAGGCTAGTTGAAATTCATAGGCTATTCGGATCTGAGTGTGGAGTTTCGCTAAAGGTTCGCCAATGATGACATCACATCCAAATTCGGAATCCACGGTGGACAACCACACCAGATTCCGATTCGACAAAGAGCGGCAGACGTGGATCTGTCCGAAGCATGGAGACGTTGGAGACAACACAGCATGGGTTCCTTGCTGGAACGGATGCGATGACGGCTACTTCGATGATTACGAAGAAGACCCACTCGAATGCGATCCCGGCGAGTTTTCCGTGTGCTCCGAGTGCCACGGCAATGGTGGCTGGACTGTGTGCGGCGAATGCAACATCGACAACCCGGATGCGGAGTATTGAAATGGCGAGAGAAATAAAGATCGAACCGGGCCTTGAGATCAGAATACGTGGACTCAGGTGGGATGACGGTTGGGAGTTTGACTGTCCGGTGGTCATTCTCGATCCGGTTCTCCGGGTTCACGAAGACGGATGCAGTCTGGAGCACGCAATCGAAGACCTGTGCATAGATGCGTGCATCTACGGCGTTCTAAAAGATCATGAAGCGTGGCGATGGGAAGATGCGCCCGGTGGGTCACTCGGCTATCTGAGGCGCAAGTTCTACCGAAAGCACGTTGAGCGGACTGAGGTTAGGGTGCGTTTCGTCCTAAAGGACGGAGAACTGGAATGGGAAGACATACCCGTACGGAGTACGTCAAAATCCGACTCGCCATGAAAATCAAACGGCCCAAGGGTGAACGGTTCGATGTGGAGCCTCCACCCAAACGGTACAGAGAGAAAAGAATACGTGAGAAATGAATGTCAACACTGGAATCCGAAAAGCCAATTCATAAGCAGACTTTAGAGAGAAGGATGTATCCTGATCAGGTTATCCAAGACTCTATTACCAACATCGAATGTGAGCTACTTCTGCTCATAAACGACCTTCGCGAAGAAGAAAAGGAGAAGTAAATGGCATTGCCGAAAAAGACGAACGCTGCCCCAGCACAATCAGGTGGGTCAGTTAATTTTCTATCCCTCGGGATGTACTCTGGGGGATTTACTATGCCTGAAGGAGACTATCAGGCAAATGAGCCTACTGTCTGTATGCATGATGGGTTTGGACAGCAGAAACAGGCCCCAAGACTTGGTGTAATGATTACCTTCACCAGCCTGACTGATTCTGCAGCCGATCCCTACAAGCAGTTCTACAGCATGGGCACTAATGCTCACAAGAGCTTCGTTCCCAGTGCAGACGGAAAAGGGGTGGAGGTAGTGGCAGGAGGTCCATCCACTACTTTTGCCCAGCAGACAAACTGGCACGTATTCCTGAGGCATCTGCATGACTGCAGCCCCAACCTTGCAGAATCCCTGACTAATGATGTCAGTCCCTTAGATGGGATGAAGTTCCACATGATGAGTATTGCCCCCCCTGATGAGCGGAAAGGATTCACGGCTCAGACAGGAGAAGGGGCAGCAGAACGTAAGGATACTAAGATATCCGTTCCCACTGCTCTCTTGGATGGTAATACTCCTGCTGTTGCCCCCAAAGCTACAGCCAAGCCTGCAACTAATGGGGCACCTGCACCTCAGACTGCAGCTCCTGCAGAAGCTGATGATGATGTGCAGACTGCTGCTATCAATGGCATCAGCACTGTACTTGAGAAGCAACCTGCTGGATGTGCTCGCCTGCTGCTGCGTACTCAGACCTTTGCAGCTGTGAAGAAGGCTGCTGGTGATGATGTGGCGCAAGCTGTGATCACCAGTGTCTTTGGCAGTGATGAGGCTCTGGGTGTGGTGCTGGGATCTCTGGGATACCAGATCTCAGGCACGATGGTAAAACCTGTCGCGTAACCTTCATCAAAGGGGGCAGGAGGGAATCTGAGCCTGCCCCTCATTTTTTATGACAATCAAACCTGTTCCAGTTGAATTAGTTCTGCCTTCCCCCAAAGTACCCAGAACTCAGGGGGTACATCTCTCTAGCATCATCAGGTGTATCGCAGCCGATACAGGCATCCTTAAGAAGGAATGGGCTGAGGATGTATCCCTGCAGGATATTAGGGAGATTGACGATCCTGTAGCTATTCTCCGCATATCCATTGGGCTGGCATGGGAGCAGTACTACATACCAGAAGTATTGGGGCCTCTATTTGGAGTGGTAGATCATCCAGGTGAGATGGAGCTAGATGGGATCTACCTTACTCCAGATGGAGAATCCATTAGTGTAATCATTACTGATAAATTCCATCCCATTCAGCTGGTAGTACATGAGGTCAAGGCCACCTATAAGAGTGTAAGGACTGTAGGGGATCTCACTGGCCAGTGGATGTGGCTGAGTCAGGTGAAAGCGTACTGTAAGGCCAAGGGCACTAGATTTGCCATGCTGCATGTACTCTTCTTATGTGGAGACTATAGCTACCCCATTACTCCACAATTGAAGTGTTGGCAAATCGAGTTCACCCAAGCTGAATTAGACACAAGCTGGGATCTGTTGAAAGAGTACAGAGATCAGAGGATTGGAGTTAGAGAGTGCCCAGACGGAATAGCCTAAGTATAAAAGATGCTTTAGTTGAAGTTCTCACAAGGGCAGGTAGACCGCTTAGCCCAGGAGCCTCAGCTAGAGCTGTAGAAGGTATCAGAGAGCCCAGGTGGGGTAAGAATATGCCCATGCCTGGAGGGGCAATAGATAGGACTGTAAATGAGGCTCCAGAGATATTCTTCAAGCTGGGCACCATGATATGCCTATGCTCCTGGCCAGATTCCACCTATCTTAAGTGGATAGCTCAGGCAAAGGAGTCCCATGTGCCCCAACCTGAGTTGGAGGGTATCAAGTGACCCCTCAGCCTCAGACTGTGACTCAAAGAGGATTCGGACCTACCCCTGCTAGGCTACAGAGGGTTAAGCTGAAAAACGGACGAGTCCTCAAGCCCCTGATGATCGGCACAGATGGCATAAGTGACTCAGGTAAATCTGAGTTTGCCCTCTCCTGCCCTGGCCCAGGTCTGTTCATCTGTCTAGATAGGAACCTGGATGGGATGTTGGATAACCCTAATCCCCCCAGCTGGAGACATACCAACTTCCTATACAAGGTAGTAGAGACTCCTGTCCCATCTGTGGCTACCCAGTCAGTTAATAAGGATGTGCAGCAGGACTACATTACGTATTGGAGGAACTTCCATGAGGACTACAAATCGGCTTTGGCCGATGCTCAGGCTCTTACTGTGGTTGTAGATGGTGATTCAGATAGTTGGGAACTACAGAGACTTGCAGCGTTTGGAAAACTTACTCAGATACCCCCCATGCTCTACACCGATGTTAATGCAGCCCGTAGAGCCTATTACGCTAGGGGATGGAACAGCGGCAAGATCGTAATCTACACAAATAAGGTTAAGCCTACCTACACTACTAAGCTGAACCCTGACGGCACCCCTGCTCTATCTAAGAGTGGGGAGGAGATTAGGGTCCAGAGTGGTGACCTGGAAAGGCAGGGATTCTCGGATCAGGATTACCTCTTCCCTCTTCAGATACGGCACTTCATCCAAGAGGCCAAGACTGTAATCATTAAGGGAAAAACCATAGTCATGCCTGCCACTTTTGGAATACGCATCATGAAGTGCAAGGTAAATCGGGACCTGATTGGAGTGGAGTTGACAGGGGCAGACTGTAACTTTGCCAGCTTAGTTCAAACAGTATACCCAGATGTACCTCTGGAGGAATGGGGACTATGAAGATAATGCTGAATCCACACCTGATTAAAGCAGTGCCTGGCCCCACAGATAGGGCTACAGGCCAGGATACTTATTGGGCTGAGGTATTCAATCAGCTACTGAAGGCTGGCAATGATGTGGAAGTATTTCCAGTCAGGGAAACCTACAGGGACAACTGGAGAGCTGAAACTATCCATGATTCTCGTATCCAGTGAAGTGGGCAGCAGGGAACTTCAGCCCTACATAAAGAGGTTTGGTGTACCCTCAGAGCTTACTCCACTACCTTTCGGTGACTTTGCCTTCGAGGGTAAAGGGCCAGAGGGGGGCATCACTATTGGTATTGAGCGTAAGACTCTGCATGACATGCTTTACTGCATAGATGATAGCCGCTACTCTGCCCACCAGCTGCCAGGGATGAAGCAGCTCTACAACCTCAGCTACCTAATGGTGGAGGGCTGCTGGAAGCCCCATGATGAGACTGGGGAACTGATGGAGGGGTTCAGAGGGGGGCAGAGCTATGGTCTATGCAGGTACAGATCCAGACCTGTCCTCTACTCTAAGCTTAGGCGCTATCTCCTCTCCGTCAGCCTATCTGGTGTGCATGTAATGAATACAAGAGATATTGTGCAGACTGCTTATGATACCTGTGAGCTATGGCACTACTTCCAAAAGCCCTGGCATGAGCATAGAGCATTGATGGCTACTCAGACTCTGAATATCCCCTGCTTAACTGGCAAGCCTAGCCTCAGGCGTAGATGGGCAGCTGAACTAGAGGGGATCGGTGTGGGGCTCAGCCAAGATGCAGAAAGGGTATTCAAGTCAGCTGGCCAGTTGGCATCAAGTGAGGAGTCTGACTGGTTGAAAATCAAGGGTATTGGAGTAAAGACTGCCAGAGCCATCATTAGGGAGATATGGGGCAGGTAATATGGATAGATGCCCCCTCTGCCCTGGTGACCACAACTGCGTCCCTCCAGATGGCCCTGAAGATTCAGACTATCTATTGCTTGGGGAAGGGCCAGGGCCAGATGAGGATAGGAAGAAGGTGCCTTTCTGTGGCAAGACTGGAAGGGAAGTAAATGAGCATTACTTACCCCTTGGTGGACTATGCCGGGGAGCTATACGAGTTAACAACTCTTTCAAGTGTGCGCCGAAAGGCATCAAGGGAAGGATGGATGCAAATAGGGCCTCAGATTTGGCACTACTGGATTCCTGTGCTAGCACCCACCTCTACCCTGAACTCCAGCGTAATCATTACAGACTCATCATCCCGGTTGGAGCCTTTGCTTGTAGAGCCATCGATCCTACCATTGACTTAGAGAAGCAGCATGGATTCCCAGTCAAGACTCCATGGGGCCAAGCATTCCCTATGTACCATCCAGCCCAGGGCATACATGAGCCTAAGAAGATGCTCATTATCCGCAATGACTGGATACGGTTGGGTAAATACCTTAGAGGCAACCTACAGCTGCCTAAAGATAGTGATCCAGAGCCCTACTATGCAGTAATGAATACAGAACAGGACCTGCATGACACCCTACAATTCCCAGACATCCCACTGGCCTGTGATACTGAGGTTAAGAGGGGTGGAGCACCCTTCTGCCTTACTTACTCCTGCAACCCTGGTACTGGATTCCTCATACCAGCTGACAGACAGGATCTACTATCTGTTTTCCAGCATTACTTGGACAGGTGGGAGTCTCCGATCATCTTCCACAACTGGCTATTTGACGAAAGGGTAGTAGGTAGTATGGGCCTCAGGTTCCCACAGAAGCTCATCAGAGACACCATGGTTATGGCTTACCATCTTGGCAACTTGCCACAGGGCCTCAAGGTACTCTCATACCGGCTGCTGGGGATGGAGATGGAGGACTTTGATGATGTGGTTACTCCCCACTCTAAGCCCTTGGTTCTGGACTACTACCGACAAGCATATGAAATTGAATGGCCTAAGCCTGAGCCTCAGCTGGTAAGAGATCCCAAGGATGGCAGTAAGTGGAAAATGTATAAGCCCCACAGCATGACCACCAAGCTCAAGGTGTTCTTCACTAACTACCAGAAGAACGAGAGCAAGGACGTATTTGAGGCATGGGATAACTGGGAGGCTGAGCATCCTCAGATGGAGGCTGAATTAGGTCCATGGCCAGGGAAATGCATCACCCATGTGCCATTTGAGAATGTGGTTCACTACGCATGTCGTGACGCTGATGCAACTCTAAGGCTCTGGAGTGTGCTAATGGGGATGAGGAATAAAGTAAGGAAAGTGGGGCAGGAACATTGGTAGGCCAGAGATGCTGGGGAGGAGTTAGGCTACTGGGCTGGGGTCCATCTCTACGTAATATAGAGAAATTAGACTGTGGTGCATGGCCCATGATCTCCTTCATGTCCCATACTGGCCTTATGGTGGACCTTAACCACTTTGCGAGTATGGAGAAGGAGCTGGTAGCCGATATGGATCTCTGCACTGAGCAGGTGCACGACCTAACTGGCTACTACATCAACTTGGACTCCGGGGATCAGAAGTCAGACCTTCTATTTAAGAAGATGGGCTTGAAGCAGGCTCGACCTAAGATGACCTCTAGCGGAGAGAGGGAATCGGTTGAAAATGAGGTACTAGTTGCTATTCAGCATGAGCATCCTGTAGTCCCTCTAATGCTAGAATATGCAGAACTCTCCAAGCTGCTGGGCACATATGTTAGGCCAATGCCAAAGCTGGCTAGGCATGTAGGGTTTGGCGAGTGGCGGATGTTCCCTAACTTCACCACTACCCGTGTGCCATCTGGCAGGCTGGCGTGCAAAGATCCCAACTTGCTAGCAATGCCAACTAGGACAGAGCGGGGAGCACAGATACGGAAAGGGTTCATTACTAAGCCGGGATGGGTGTATTGGTCAGTTGATGAGTCACAAATCGAAGTGAGGCTCGCTGCCCATCTAAGCCAGGACCCTAACCTCATGAAGGTCTACTTTAATGAGGAAGATGTCTACTCTGACTTCGCCATTACAGCCTTTAAGCTCCCTGATAAGAGGTTTAGGAATGACCAGGGTAAGTGGGAGTACCCAGGTGTCCATAAGATGGATCACCGCTATCCCGCTAAGACTTGCATCCTTGCCAGCATCTATGATGTATCAGCAGCTGGGCTGGTAGAGCAGATGCCTATCGTATGTGCCAACTGCCAGTGGATAAGCCTGCCCAGCAGCCATAAGGACTATACTCGCCACAGCTGCCATAAGTTTAAGGCACTGTGGGATGAGGTAAAATGCCAGAACCTAATTAATGCCTTCTACCTTAAATACCCAGGTGTGATGGCAGACCGTATGAAGGCCCACCAGATAGTCAGGAAATATGGTCTGTTGTGGGATATGTGGGGGCGAATACTCCAGGTGGCCGCAGTGCATAGCAAACATGAATGGGTGGTATCTGCTGCTCTAAGAGAAGCTGGTAACTTCCCCTACCAAAGCGGAGCCCAGGGTACAGTTAAGCTTGTGATGGCTGCAGCTATGCATGATCTAGATAATGGTGGTCTTACGGATGAAATACACGTAAACTTACAGGTCCATGATGAATTGGTAGGGGAAGCCAAGGAATCGATTGTGGATGACTGGATTGGTCTCCTTAAATGGAGATTTGAGACTTGCTGTAGACTCAACGTGCCCATCAAAGCTGGGGGAGTTAAAGCGGAATCATGGGGGTCACTGCCTAAATGAGATTAGTATTCCACATCGATAGCCAAGATATCAATGAAGTTGTCAGGCTGACTTCTTTAGACCCTGATTGCAGACCTGTCGGTCCCATGCTGCAGTGCCTAACAGAGGAAGGGCGGATATACATACAAGTGATGCAGAGGATACGGAAGCCCTCTGCCTCTCAGCTGGGGCTTCCTCTTTGGTCTGATAAGCAGGCGTAATTATTACACCCACTACGTTCCTATCGAGAGTGGCATTACAGAACACCTCGCCACAGATCTCACAGAAACCTGGAGCGGTGTGAACTCGGTTACCACAGTTTAAACAGATCGTCATGTGTCACACCTCCTAGTCAGTAATTATCCCCTCTATCCTAAAATAACTCCAGTGTAATCTAGATATCTTATGCTATCTTCTGGCAGCATATGGTATACTATAAGGGAAAGGAGAGTATGAAGGATTACGCTAAATTTCGGCTGGCCAATGGTCAGCATATCGTAGCTATCCCTAAGGCAGTACTAGAGGATAGCAGCCTCAGGGCAGGGGACAGGCTGCTGGTGGAAGCTACAGGCCCCTATCAGATCACAATCACAAAGGAGGTGGGGAATGCCCAAGCCAAATCTAAACGAACTGATAAAGAACCTGAAGCAGCAGCCTAAAGAGGAGGAGGTGCCAGACCTTAGGCAGCTAGTCCCTAATGCCTCTGATAGACTAAAGCTACTCAGGCTGATATCTGAGGATGCAGCTCTAGGACTAGCAGCCTCTAGAGCTAAAGCCCAAAGAAAGCCTCTACGGGATCAAATCAACCCTCTACTAGAGAAGTACAAAGTTCGGGAGTGCGTAGCTGATGGGTACAGGGTCTCTCGCTATTGCAGTACAAAGCGCACATTGAATCAGGGAAAGCTGCTTAACGCTGGGGTCAGCCCTACCATTATTGCGGCATGCATTGACGAAAAGGAAAGCTGGACTCTGAGGATTGTGGGTCCAGGGGAGGTGGACAATGGTGAAGAAAGTTAAGAGTGATTCCTTCAAGAGTCCCCATAGCTCCAACATTGCTGGGGCTCGATACTCTATTAGGACTAAGGTACTGGATGTGGAGTTCCAGAGGCCCCCAGGCAGCATCTACTCATTCCAAGATGTCCCTGAGAAAGTATGGGAAGGATTCAAGGCCCACATCAGCAAGGGAACCTACTTCTCTGAGCACATCAAAGGCAAGTTTGATTTCGTCAAGATGCAGAAGAAGGTAGGGGAGATCAACCTGGAGAGCCAGCTGAGGGCATCCATCAAGAGGGCACAAGCATGATGCATCTCAACCCATGGGAGCATACTAATGAACCTCCCGATGAACCACCAGAGGATGAGGAGCCCTTCATTACTCTAGTCCCTCATTGTGGGATCTCTACTCGCTACATGCCAGTACTGATGGAGTGGGATGAGACCACCAAGAGCCATAAGATAACTAAGACTAAGCCTAGGGCTGATAAGGGAGCAGCTATCCTACTGGGTCAGGCATGGGCAGAGGAGCTGGGGGTGGAATTCCGGTAATGATTACATGCCACCACAAGCGTATTACTTGGCCACAAACAAAGAAAGATCCCCAGACCAAGAACAGAATCACTACAGTCATGTGCCTAGACTGCCACAAGCAGTACAGGTATGACTGGCAGCAAATGAAGATTGGAGACCTACATGACGAAAGATCTACTATCACCAACAGAACTGGCTGCAGCGAGGAGAGAGGTGGAGCAATCCATCCCCATCCTGCAGCAAATACAGAAACTGCAAGTTAAGGATGCTAACACGTATGCCCAGGCATCTGCCCTGCTAGTCCAAATCTGCACCATCAGAGGGGCTATAGTGCAGAGGTTTGAGCATATCCTAGACCCCCTCAATGCTGCACGTAAAGCAGCCCTAGAACTCCGCAAGGACTTGGACAAAGGGCCTGCTGAGGCTGAGGATGACATCCGGTACAAGATGAGGGAGTACAAATCTGAAGAGGCTAAGAGGCTGGCAGCTGCAGAAAGTCAGAGGAGGCAAGAGGAGGAGGGGTTAAGGCAGCAGGCAGAGGAGGCAAAGAGGAAAGAGGATCAGGCTAAGACAAAGCAAATGAAGGAGAGGCTGGCTCAGAAGAGGGCAGAACTGGAGGCAGAGGCTGAACTAAAGAAGGTGGAGAAAGTGGCAGAGCCGGTTAAGGTAGCTGGGTCTACCACTCGTACCATCACCAAAGCAAGGGTTATATCCCCCCTTTTATTCATTAGTGGGCTGGAGCATGGGGACATACCTATGGAAATCATTGACTGGGAGGAGACAGGCAGGAGGCTAACTAGACTGCTGAAAGAGGCACGGCCTGCAGTAGAGAAGTGGCCAGGAGTGGAGATCTACACAGAGTTGGAGGTAGTAAGGCGATGAGTCTGACTCTGAAATCAGAGAATGCCGGGGGCACTATCACAATCCTCAGTGAGTGCCCCAGATGCCGTAACAACATAGAGCTTATCGTGAGTGCATCTGGATTCAGGGCATGGCAAGGAGGTGCCTTGATCCAGAGAGCACTTCCAGAGCTGACTCCATCCCAGAGGGAATCTCTAATCACTGGGTACTGTGATAGATGCTGGGATGCCATGTTCAAGGATGTATAATCCAGGCATGGGATTACAAGTTACTCTTCAACAGGTGGGGGTGGGTACACCCCCTTCTCAGACGTACTGGTCACTCACTGGAGCTTATCCCCACCTGGGGGAGAGGGTAGTTAACCTCAATGGCTTCACTGGGTATGTTACAGATGTGATATGGACTCACACAAATAGTGTGACGGTGACTGTCCAGGCATGATATGAAAGAGGATGTAAGCATTAACACCTCTTTTGCAAAAGGAGCACAAAGCAACAATGGCGGAACAAGCAAACGCAACCTCTCAGCAATGCGCTGAGGTCAATAGCCTGAACTCAAAACTGGCCTATGACTTCAGTGCCCAGCTGCAGAATCAAGGGTTGATGGACAATCAATCTGATGCACGGGCATGGCAGGAAGTTAAGCTCACTGCAGCCCGTGACGCTCAGACCCTCAAATATCTGGCAGCAGTGAATAATCTTACTGCTGATCAGACTGGAGCTACTGAGAATCAGCAAAATGTCAGTCCGATCGGACAGGCAGTAGCTGAGGCTCTTAAGGCAGTTCCTGGGGTAGCAGCTGGTGATATTGCAGCTGGGATCGCTAACCTCAACTCGTCTCTCATTCCTGTGATTGCTACTGCAGTTGGCACCATCACTGCTCAAACTGTAGCAGCTGTACTCCCTGCCCTCGTTACCGCGATTGGTGGGGCATCTACACCCTCCCAGACTCAACCCAAATCTACACCAACAGGAGCAAACTAGCTAATGCCTCAATGGGCTCAGATTCTCATTCAAGTACTGCTGCAGGTAGGAGGAGCATACCTCTCCACTCAGCATGGAACTCCCACCCCTTCAATTGGTGCTGGGGTAGCAGGTGCAGCCCTGGGGGTCATCAGTCAGCACTATAATACTGATGGCACTCCTCAGTCTGTTGCATACACCACCAAGAAGTAAAAGACTCGCCTACTGGATCACCTTGATTCATTCCCTTTCAGGGGGACAGTCATCAGGCCCAGTGAGATGCAGAGAGGCCCCCAGGCTGGCTAGCTTGGGGGCTTTTTCATTGGGGCTTTTTCATGCTGTAATCATTACAGCTGCAAGTTTAATGATGTCTTCAAGAGGGCAGTTGGGGCCAGGGCAGTTGTGGCCAGCATAGATTTCATGGTGTCCCACAATATGTAGATCATCCACTGGAATGCTGTACTGCTTACACTTGCCAGCAATAAGGGCAGCTAGAGCCTGTATCTGCTCAGTGGGCCATATATCTAGTATCTTGCCTTCATTCTCAATGCCAATGGAGTATGAGTTTGGATTAGTGCCAGGATAGCGGTTTTTGGATTGGTTAACCCAGGTGCAGGGATAGGGGATGCCAGCATGATAGGCAATGTCCTTATCTTGGACGTACTGATGCACTTCTCCTGATTTGCCTATGCCGTAGTGTGCGGACACACCACTGGCTGGATCAGCAAACCAAGTATCAGTACCAGATAAGGAGCCATCCATGAGATGGACAACAATGAGGGATATAGTGCGGGAGGTGTAGCAGGTCCTGTAGTTAGCAGGGTGGGCGGGATGTTGGGTGATAGTCATACTACGGCCAGGATACACTACCTGTGACTGGGGAAGTATTCCCAGATATTGCGCTAGCTGTCCTAATACATTAGACAGAGAACATCCCCTAACTTATTCTCCAATTATCATCTCAAAATGCTGAGGGGATAATAAGAGGGGCAAGCCCGACCTTGAGAGCTTGCCCTATGCTGCCCAGAAAGAGTTAAATCAGTTTAAATCAGTACCCTCCTTTCCTACTTCTTCTTCTTGTCCACGTATTCCCCGACCAACTTCTGCAGCTCAGTGTACATCTGCGAGTCAGTGAGTTCCCCAGCCATGAATCGGCCAAAGGTAGTGCCTATAGCCAGGACTTTGGGAGTGGTGCCAGGGAGTGTGATGCGCTTGATGCCCTCGCGGACCTCTGCAATGTTGAGAGCTTTTCGTCCACTGCCATCCCCCAGTTCCTTTGCAGCCTTCTGTACGTCTGCAGGCTTAGGAGCAGCCTTGGCTTTCTTGCCCTTCTCCTCTTCCTTCCGTGCAGCCTCCAGCTTCTTACGCCGCTCCTCAGCCACAGCAGCAGCAGACTTGACTTTACCCTCAGCCTTGTCTAACTCCTTCTTAGCTGTGGCAGCTGCACGTTCGGCAGCCCTGCCTTCATCCTCCGCTTTCTTGAGGGCTGCTTCCTTTTCTTCGCGAGCCTTATCATCATTCTCGCTCTTGGCAGCTTCGTAGGCTTTGATAGCTGCCTCTCGCTTCACTGCCACGTCAGCCTGAGCCTTGGTGACTGCATCCTTAGCTGCCTTGAGCTTAGCCTCTTCCTCAGCAGCCTTGAGCTTAGCTTCGTCAGCCTTGCGCTCAGAGGCTAGGTACTTCTCTTCGTCCTTGTCCTCTTGCTCAATAGCAGCCAAACGATCAGCCTCAGCCTTAGCAAGGATCGGTTCCCATTTGTCCTTGTCACACTTAGACAGCTGGTATGCAGTCTGTACCCCGATGCCCCCCTCCTCAGGCCCCAGGTGGATCTTATTCTGGATAGCCTTGGGGAAGTCCAAGAAGCTAAGGTACATGTTCATGAGAGCATTCGAGATGGGCTGCACCTTATTACCCTTGGCCCCTCCTGGCCGCATGAATTCCTTGCGGATGTCCATCTTGCTCATGCCAGAATCCTGGAGGTACTTAAAGGCTACTGCACAGTCCATTGGGCTCAGGTTCTCACGATCCCGATTCTCTGAAAGCTGGCGACGGCGACGATCCAGATCAGAACGCTCCCGTACAATGGCAGGAAGCTGGATGGGAGTGCCCTCCTCCATCAGCTTAATCACAGCCGCTAGGCGGTAGTGGCCAACACTGAGGCGATAGTCCTTTCCATCAACAGCCTCCGGGAGAGGCATGATCTCAATTGGGTCATTGACCCTCCCAGCCTCCTTAATCTTCTCTGCCAAAGAGTCAATCTTAGACTTCTTGAGAGAGAATCGGATGTTGTCATCCGCAAGGATAGATGAAGGGTCTACCATCACCAGATCAGGTGTTGCGTCTGTCGTCATATGTACTCCTATATTGGTTTGATGTTGCTGTTGTCGTTTTCCCACATCCTCTAGTGTATGCCGGATGAGAGCAGAGTCAAGAGAAATCGATCAGCCGTAATGATTACAGCTGGGAAGCTGGCCTATAATATAGAGTGTCAGTCAGCTTCAGGGTAGTTTATGCTACCCTTCTTAACTATCTTGTTCCTACCCCATATCTGCTCACAGAGTTCGAGCACTAATCTTCGGGCGCAGTAGTTGAAGGTCCACGCCCTAGTCTTGCGCAACCATCGAGCACCACTTAGCTCTTTG